TACTGAACTTTCGTGTATTATAAGTATTTCAAGAGACTTAAAGACTTAAACATGATTTTTATATCCTTTTAATATAATGGCAAATGAACACACAAAATACTCTATATCAAAACAAATTAAACCATTAACAAAAACAATTGCAATTAAGGATTATATCAAACTACAACAAATTGATCTAACAAAAGTTAAGAACGAGGTCAGAGTAGGAAGCAAATTTGTGGATTACTTTACATTTGAGGAACGATTAAATACGATTAGTAGGAAGGGTATGAATTTTTATGAATTTTTGTTAGATACAGATTATCAAGCTAGGCCATATATTCAAAGTTTGTTAGTTCATCAAAATAAATTACTGATAAATATGGAGACTAAATTGTATCGTATTTTTACACTACATTGTGGATCAGTCTCAATATTTAAACCGATAAAAGCAATGGAGATATGCAGCCGGTTTAAACCGCAACACATTCTAGACCCGTGTGCCGGCTGGGGTGGCAGATTAGTAGGTGCATGTGCTGCAGGAGTGCCTAACTATACTGGCATTGATTGTAACGTTAATTTAAAGGAACCTTATTTAAATATGATTGATATTTTAAACGAACTAACAAATAATCAGTCTAGTGACCATGGACAAAAGGGAACTCCTACAAAAATACAATTACTTTTTCAAGATGCTTTGTTAGTTGATTATAGTAAAATAGTATATGATATGGTGTTTACGTCTCCACCTTATTATAATATTGAATTGTATACAGGCACTGCTAAGCGATCTAAGCAGGAATGGACTGATGGATTTTATAAACCGTTATTCTCAAAAGTGTGGCAAAGGTTGTTAGTTGGTGGTCACATGTGTATCAGTATATCTATTGAAATATATAATGAAGTATTTTTAAAGCTATTTGGTGCAGCGGATATAAAAATTCCGATGAATATAAAAGTGCGACCTAAAGCAGCGGTGAAAGAATTCATTTATATTTGGAAGAAACGATAGCGTCGTTATACTTAGATATAACTTAATATAAAGCTGTTGTTAGTTAAGTTACAAGAAGATCCAACTTTATTATAATATTTGTTTATGTTATAAATGAACGGCAACAGCAATTTTAAGCTCTTACATCCAAGTGCAACTAACAACATTCCTCAAACGCGATCTGCTGGATTTCAAGTGCCATTTATCGCAGGTGCAAACCAGGTTGCTTCTGCTCTAGGCTATAAACCCGTTCAACCAATGCAAAATCCAATATTGAAATTACCGGCACAAAGATAACTTTAGCAACAAAATTAATATCTGTATAGATTATAAATGCCGTCTACAATTGTGCTTAATCAAAGCAATATGGTGAAAGATGGATTGAACAGCACATTCGTGTATAATTTTCCAAATAGCATGACCTTTTCGCATCATGAAATCAGTATTCAGAGTGTGTCAATGTTTTACTCTTGGTCTAATATTAGCTCTACACTAGGCAACAATAAATTCACGTTTTATTATCCTGTCAATAGTGCTGGTGCTGTAAGCTCAGGTGCAGCACAGTTAAACACTTACGTTGTCACAATTCCAACGGGACAGTGGGATATTCCTTCAATCAATAAGCTGCTGCAATATACGTGCATCCAAAATGGATTATACTTGATTAACTCAAGCGGACAAAATGTGTATTTCTTAGAAATGTTAGTAAATGCTAACCGTTATGCTATTCAATGTAACACGTTTCCGATGCCGACATCCGTGGGGTGGACTTGGAGTGCAGTGACTGGAATATGGACAGGCAATACGGGAACTGCTTATGCTGGCTGGACTACTCCTGTTGCATCTGTTAGTGCTGGTATTGCGTCATTTGCGGGGTTTCCTTCAGCTGTTACGCAATATAATCCATGCTTTTATTTCCCTGCTAGCTTTAGTAGCATTGTTGGATATCCTGTAAATACTTATACTATTGGAGATACGACAACCTATTTGAACGGACAAGTGTTGGCGACGCCGCCGACCATCTCTACTGTAGATCAAGCGGGTTTGAATAGATCATATATCAGTTCTGTTGCTCCGCAAGTGCAGCCAAATAGCAGTATATATTTTTCTATTAGTAACATTGATAACCGTTATGCCACACCTAACAGCATCATATTTTCATTGAACCCGTCTGTTGCTTTTGGACTGCAAATATCTGAGTATCCTCCTCAGTTTTCATGGAATAAAATGTTGACGGGCACATATAATCAGATTAGGTTACAAATTCTTGGCTTGAATTATGCTCCGCTGCAGATACAAGACCCTAACATGACTGTAGTATTGCTTATTCGCTCAACTCGTGATGAAGGAAGTATATTCGCCGCACTTGAGAACGCACAAGGCGGGAAATAATATTTGAAAACTACTTAAAGAGAATACGGTATAATAAAGTATAAAACAGTATGACTGATTATTCAAAAGGCAAGATTTATATGATTTATCCGACAGTTCAACATGATGAAGGAGATATTTACATAGGATCAACAACTCAATCACTTAGCAAACGGATGGCACATCATAGATGTCAATGTATATCCAGCAGTATATTATTTGATAAATATGGCGTTGAGAATTGTAAAATAGAATTAATTGAATATTTTGCTTGTAACACCAAAGAAGAATTAAACAAAAAAGAAGGAGAGCATCAGAGAGCTAGACCATGCGTTAATATACGAATTGCTGGACGGACGATGAAACAACATTATGAGGATAACAAGGATGCTATATTGATACACAAAAAACAATATCGCATTGATAACAAAGCAAAGGTGGAAGAACAGAAGAAGCAATATATTGCTGCTAATAAAGAAAAAGTCGCTCTAAGAAAACATAACTACTATTTAGCGAATAAACTGAAACATGCAAATATTGAGCTATAACCTAAAACAATACAGTCTAACAAAATATATATTATCTAGCTTAATAATATATATTATGAATTGTGATATAACTGAAAGCTACTTAAACCAGATATACGAAAACTTAAGCAGAGAGCACTTAAGGCTAATGACTGATATGAAAAATATTACTGAAGCAGATGAAAAGCAAAAAGAATTAGATATTCAAAAGCAAGTAACAATGTTGAATACTTTATTAATTAACGTCTTGAAATTTAGAAACTTACGAAAGGCAATTTTGTTAAAAGGTGTCTGTTAATAATTTTATATCATTATATGGTATATGCACAGAAAAAATCCTAATATGTATTTAGCAAATCGGATGATCAGAAAACCTCTTACGGGATCTGGGATGGGTAGTATTCTTATGAGTCGCGGAGGTCCTGGTGCTGGTAGCTCATATGCCAGCATCCCTGATTTTGAACACGACACTGGCAGAACTTTAGGCGGCACACTGTTGAGTGAAAAACTCACACGACTAATGGTGAAACCGCTAGTGCAAAAGCCTCAGAATATCAGATTTTAAACATTTCAGCAAATAACCTTTAACGAATTCAAATTAAAGGTTATTCAAAATCATTTAGCAGATTTTTATATATTTTTATTATCTTTCAATATATTATAAAATGAGTTCCGATGCACTTGTCTTTGATATGAGTTCTACTAGTGAGGGAAGCCCTTCCGTATTCGTGAAAAAGGATTGGTTATCCATATTAGATAATCAAAATCAGAATTACCAAGGCAATCAATCTGTAATTGACACCAGTCAGCTAGCGAATTCAAACAAGTATTTGAATTATCGTGAAGCGTATTTTCTTATTCCCATGGTGTTGACTTTAACGGGTCAATCCGCAGCAGCTCCTTATTTTACTCCAGCTACTGCTGGATCCTCCTGCGACTTTGCTTTAGGGTTGAAGAATTGGTATGGTTCTATTATTCACTCTTTTACTCTTGACTACAACGGAACTACTATTATTCAACAAACTCCATTCATTGGAATGTGGAACAGCTTCAAATTGATGACATCTTTGAGCTACGATGATTTGGTTACGCAGTCATCTCAATTGGGGTTTTATCCAGATACTGCTCTTGCGTGGACATATGAAGGTGGCAATGGAGGTCAGTCAGGAATTGGTGTGTGTAACAACAATAATGCTCTTCAATTTCCAACTGTTGCTGGGGCTTTTTCGCAAGGCGAAGCTTCAAATGAAGGTTTATTAAAACGTCAGCAAGCTTGGGCGTATAACCCTGATGGTTTAACAGGAACAGAAAATAACGCACAGACATTTTCTACTCTATTGACAGCTGCTGCTTGTTCTCAACTTTGGAAATCATACATTAACAAGAAACAAAATCAAACTGCTGATGCTGCTACAGGTGGAACTGCTTCATTTGGTGCTTTCCAAGTCTCCATCAGTGCTATTGTATATTTGAAACACGTCGCGTCTTTCTTTGAACGAGTGCCTTTACTTAAGGGTGTTTTTATGAAAATGACACTCAATTTAAATCAATCTAGTGTGGCATTTAATATTACTTCTTCTACAGTTATCAGCACCATAACCGTAGCTGTAGCAAATACAGGTGTTGCTACTGTTACTAATCTTCCCGCTGGTATTATGATTAAAGCTGGTGATTATGTTACTGTTGCTAATGTTGATTATATTATCGGCAATCAATTGACTGGTCTTTTAGGCGGCAATGGAACTTACATTACTAGCAACGCAACTGTAGTAAATCCTGCTGCGAATATTAATTTGTTGTCATCAATTCCGGTGCTGACCTATGCTAACGTTGTATCGTCCTCTCCATTAGGTGGCGTTCAACCTATAATGCTTGCTTCTACTGTAGCAACTGCGACCGCACCTTTTTCAGGTGCTAGTGCTTGTTATGTTGCTGGTAGCTATGTTGCTTCACTTGCTGTTGGTAACAAGGTGCTCAACTCGGCAAATAACGCCACTGGAATTGCTCTCGCTGGACCTTTAGGCGGATCTATCATGTTAAATATTCCCGCTTACACTTTTAACCCTGTATTTGAGACCTCTTACTTGTCAAGCCCTGTAAAAACAATTGTATATACTGATGTATATCAATACCAAATTGTGAATACTATTAAACCAGCACAAAATTTCAATAACTTGATTTCTAACGGTATTGCTAACATTAAGTCTGTGTTGTGCTTGCCTTTTTTCAGTGCCGCACAAGCCACTGATGCTCTTGGTGTAGCTCCTTATTTGTCTCCCTTTGATCCAGCAGGCGGAGGACCAACTTCTCCTTTGTGTCTGTTCAATCAGTTCAATATCCAAATTTCTGGACAAAACGCGATTTACAACAGCGAGAGATATGCGTTTGAGCAATTCCAAAATCAACTCAGCGGGTGTAATTCCGTTAATGGCGGATTAACGGACGGCATGACAAGCGGTCTCATTGACAGCAAGGCTTTTGAGCACGAATACTGCTACTACTACGTTTCATGCGGACGGATGCTTCCCGTTGAGGAGGCTGTGCCAAAATCTATCA